TATTTAAATTCAGGATTCACATCTGGAGAATTTGTAGAAGATATGGTTTTAAATGTTGCAAAAAACTATGTCTCATCTAAGATTGATTGGGTTGCTTCTACTGGAGTATCAGTTTATGTATCTGAAGCTTCTGAAACTGGTCCTTGGCAGATTTGCGTCAATGGATCATCTATTCCAGGCTTCACTCAAGGCTCTAACTTTTCTTCAAATAAGGTACTGTATTTTAAATTTGTTTTTAGTTCTACAGATTCAGATGTGTATTTACCAGAGCTGTATTCATTAAAAATTTATTTTTATTCTACAAAAAAAATTCTAGGTCACAGCGGAGGTAGCACCCTTTCTATATCTCAACCGACAAGCGGATCTGTTTGGGATATCGATCTGGCAAATGATAGCCATCCTATTAGAATTAGAGAAGGCAAGAACGGAGTAAGGCCAAAATCTTCAGCATTTTATATTGATGCAATAAGCGAAAATAGAAATATTGAAATGATATTTACTCCAAAATCTTTATCTGGTGGTTACCTTATATTTAATAAAACTGGGTCTACAGAAACAGAATTGTCATGGGCGGCAGGCGGACTAATAACTAAGTCTAACATTAGCAATATATATATTAATGGTCAGGACGCCTCATCTGCTACAAACATATCTTCATATCTATATATAGGAGAGCCAAACTATATTTTAATAAAAACATCTGCTGCTGTAACTGGGCAAATATGGTTTAATGGCAAGCAGCTTTTGGGAGTAAGGTCTGGAGTTTTGGATGATAATCTTTATCAAAATATAGCATTGTATGCAAACCCTTTAATTAGCCACGAAGATCACTACGAGCTCTATGTTGGCAAAGCAGATTCTTCTGCTGAAGGATCGTCCATAGTCCTGACAGAAGAGTCAGTATCTACATACTCTAGAGACAGAATTGTCTTCCAAGCCATATAATTTTGTCAAACTGTACGACAAAAAGCTGGACTTATGTCTACAAGGATGGTAAAATAATTAACTATGGATATAAAAAGAATAAATGCTCAGATGAAGTCTGGAGAAACCAGGCTAGGAGTCTATGTTTGGGAAATGCCTGACGGACGATGGGTTGGCGATGAAGATAATAACTTCTTGTCAATACAATCAATGGTTGGCAATAAAGAAAGAATTGCCTTACTAGCCTCAGCTGTAGCACACTATGGAATTGATGTTGGTCAGCCTAAGTTTATTGAAGGAAGCCGACAAATTGATGATGAAGAGTTCGAGTATCAAAAGCAAAGATTGAGGTGGGGACTAACCCCAGATCCTTTGGACATTGGTGTTCATAAAGAAGAGATGGCTAGACTGAATGGTGGTAAAAAATGAAAGAATATCAAGAAGACTTATTATCAGACAATGTAGAGATATCTAGCGTTGCAGACTGGATGAGATTTAATAATCCTACTAGCCAAAAATCTGACGACCTGTTTGATATAGACGCAGAAGAAGTATTAAAGCTATCAGGGCTTGGAGCGTCATTTAGAAGAAAAGTTTCTAGAGATCTTCAAAAAGCTTTTACTGGTAAAGATGGATCAGTAAGCCAGCAGCTTCAGCATCAGCAAGCAGTCAGTGGATACGCAACATTTGACCTAATCCAACCAGAATATAATTTAGATTATCTTTCAACAATTTATGAGATTTCGCCTTACAACTATGCAGCAATAAATGCAAAGGTTGCTAACATTGTAGGTCTGGGATTTGACTTTATTGAATCTAAAAAAACTACAGACACACTTGAAGATATAGAAGATGAAAAACAGCTAGAAAGAGCACGTAAGAAGCTAAATAGAATTAAGCAAGACTTACATCGCTGGCTAGAAGATTGCAATGAAGATGAAACATTTAAAGAAACACTTATAAAGTTCTACACTGACATAGAGGCTACTGGTAATGGGTATCTGGAGGTCGGTAGAACGACGACTGGCAAGATAGGGTACATAGGACACATACCTTCCAAAACAATGCGTGTCAGACGCCTTAGAGACGGTTTTATACAGCTTCTTTACGGCAAGGCCGTATTCTTTAGAAACTTTGGAGACACAGAAACTGTAAACCCAATTGCTGGCCAAGAAGATAGACCTAATGAAATAATTCATTTAAAGAAGTACACCCCTAAGAATAATTACTATGGAATTCCAGATATTATTGCTGCACAAAATGCAATGGCAGGAAACGAATTTGCTGGTAAATATAACTTAGATTACTTTGAAAATAAAGCGGTTCCCCGTTATATTATTACAGTAAAAGGAGCAAAGCTTTCTACAGAGTCAGAAAGAAAATTGCTTGAGTTTTTTCAGGTAGGATTAAGAGGAAAGAACCATAGGTCCCTGTATATTCCTCTTCCTCCAGATTCTCCAGATTCAAAGACTGAGTTTAAGATGGAGCCAATTGAGGCGGGATCACAAGAGTCTTCATTTAATATATACCGCCAGTCTAATAGAGATGAAATACTAATGGCTCACAGAGTTCCAATTAACAAAATTGGTACCCCAGCAGGCATAAACCTTGCCGCCGCTAGAGACGCAGATAAAACATTTAAAGAGCAAGTTTGTAGACCAGCTCAAGAAAATCTAGAAAAGAAATTAAATAAAATTATTCAGGAAATGACCGATGCGCTAGAGCTTAAATTTAACGAGTTAAGTCTTACAGATGCAGACACCCAGTCAAAGATTGATGAAAGATATCTTAGATTCCAAGTAATAACTCCAAATGAGATTAGAGTTAGAATGGGAATGGTCCCAAGGGACGGCGGGGATGTTCCAGTAGATTTAGCAGCCCAGGCAGCCGAAGTTAAGGCTCAGGCTAATCAAAGCCGAGCACGTGACCAAGAAAGATCGGCCAATTCTCCAGATAAATCTGGGGAGGGCAGAAATGCAAAGGGAGATGGAAGACAAGTCAACTAGTCCTACTCAACTACTTATTTGCCTTTTGATACAACAATCTCTATAATATATAACATATGATCATAGAAAAGTCACATTGGTCTTCTAATGGAAATGCTATTAATTTATCAGTTCCATTTACGAAGGTCAATAGAGAAAAAAGAACAGTCTCAGGATTCGCAACATTAGATAACCTGGATCAGACTGGTGATGTCGTTACCCAAGAAGCTAGCATGAAAGCGTTTGAAAGCTTTAGAGGTAACTTAAGAGAAATGCATCAGCCACTTGCAGTTGGCAAGGTGGCATCATTTAGACCAGAAACTTTTTATGACCCTGCAACAAAAGAATTTTACAACGGTGTTTACGTTGATGCATACATTTCTAAGGGCGCTCAGGATACTTGGGAAAAGGTTCTAGACGGAACACTAACAGGATTTTCCATCGGCGGAAAGATTATTGAATCAGATAACGAAGTAAACAAATCAACAGGAGCATCAGTAAGATTTATCAAAGACTATGCACTAGTTGAACTATCAATCGTTGATTCACCAGCAAATGAACTATGTAACATTTTATCTATTGAAAAAGTAAATGGACAAATGATTTTTAAAGGCATCGCAGCAGATGTTAAAATGGAAAATATTTTTTATTGTGCAGAAAGCGATTCTGTATTTATGTCAACAGAATCAGAATACATATCTCCAGTTACTGGTAAAAAAACAGAACTCATTGGATGGGTAGAATCAAACGACGTAAACAAAGGAAAAGAAATAGAGAAGATTCTTGATTCACGTAGATCAAGATTGCAAACATTGCCTGACAACACAAACATAAATATGGCAATTGCAGAAGGAGGAAATGAAGTGGAAAAGCTTAATGTAACAGAAGCAACTCCAGTAGTAGAAGAAGCAGTTGTAGAAACACCTGCAGAAATTATTGAAGAAGTTGCACCAGTAGAACAAGAGTCTGCTGAAGTTGTAGCTGAAGTAACTTCTGCCGAAGTTCTGGAAAAATCAGCAGAACTAACAGAACAGGAATCACCTGATTTTGTTAAGATGCTAGGCGACCTTAAGGGTTTCTTCTCAGAGACTTTGGAAAAGGCCTCTGAGGCAAACGCTGCTCAGGTTTCAACAATCAAGGAGACAGTCGAAGCTTTTAGCAAGAATGTTGATTTGAGAATTTCAGAATTAGCAGAAAAGCACACAGAACTCTCAACAGCAGTTGATTCAATTAAGTCCATCATGGACACAGTTGAAAAAAGAGTAGACGCAGTAGAATCAGACACTGCAATCAAGAAGTCCTCTGACCTTGGCGGGTCAGTTGGAGTAACAACAATCAAAAAATCAAAATGGAACGGCACTTTCCTCGGTTCCGTTAGCGAATTAACAAAATAAGGGTATGGTGAAAAACTAATGAGTAATGAACTATTAGCAAAAGCAGCTGAAGCAAACACAACACTAACAGGTGGAATGACAGGCTCAGCAAACCCTACCGACGGAATTCACGTAGGTTCCGAGGGTAAGGGAGGCTTGCTCAATCCTGAGCAATCCGCAAGATTCCTTGATTACATGTTCGATGCAACAGTAATCGGTAAAGTAGCACGTACAGTTCGAATGAGAGCTGACACTACAGAGATTGATCGTATCGGCGTCGGAGAGAAGCTTATGAAGCTTGCATCCGAAGCAGAGAACACTGGCTCAAATGCAGCCGTACAGTTCTCAAAGATTTCTCTCACAACAAAGAAGCTTCGCCTAGATTGGGAACTTTCAACTGAGTCTCTAGAAGACAACATTGAGGGTGCTGATCTAGAAGATCACATTGCAAGACTTATGGCAACACAGGCTGGTAACGACCTAGAGGATGTAGTCCTTAACGGTAACACAGCGCTATCTTCAGATAACCTATACAAGGCATTTGATGGTATTGTCAAGATTGCAAAGACAAATGGTCGTGTAGTAGCTGGAGCGGGCGCAAACGTGTCTCGTGACATCTTCAACAAGGCACTAAAGGCTATGCCACGTAAGTACAAGCAACGTCGTCCAGACCTACGCTTCCTTGCAGGCTCAAACCTAATTCAAGACTACTTGTACTCAACATCACAGAACATCCAGAACGTTAACCCACAAGATATTGCTTCAAGCATTATCCGTGGAGACCAGGGTGGTCTAGGTGGTCCAGCAGGATATGTGGCACCATTCGCATTTGGTATTCCAATTGTTGAAGTTCCACTACTTAAGGAAACACAGACAGGTTCATATGCAACACCAACAGGAGAGCACGGAGACGTCCACTTGACATTCCCAAATAACGTTGTTATTGGTATCAAGCGTGATGTAACTGTTTACCGCTTCTTCTGGCCAAAGAAGGACTCAATCGAATATACAATGTATACTCGTGTGGGTACCCAAATTGAGCAGGCAGATGCATGGGTAGTCGTAAAAGACGTTAAGGTTGCTTCTTAATTAAATAAGAAATAACTACCGAAAGGCCCCCAATTAATTTTGGGGGCTTTTCATTTTAATTTTATAGTGCTATAATTTATATACATACCAAAGGAGTATACACATGTCATTTGACACACTTAAGGTCAAAGATCTAAAGACGTTAGCAGCGGACTTCGCAGTTGATGTTGATGGACTAAAAAATAAAGCAGATGTTATTGCAGCACTAACAGAAGAAGGAGTAACTTGGTCAGTTTACCAAGGTACACTTAAAAACATAGAGAACGCAAAAGAAGATGCAGATGAAATTCTTCCTAGACTTGATCCAAATCAAAAGCTTGATGAAGATATGGTTCTTGTAAAGATGGATCGACCAAACTACAGATACGATGCACTTGGATTTACATTCACCATCGAGCACCCATTTGTAGCAATGAAGCCAGATTTGGCTCAAGAAATTTTTGATAAGGAGGAAGGGTTTAGATTGGCTACACCTAGAGAAGTACAGGAGTACTACAACTAAGCCTAACACATGGCAGAGATATACATAAACACAAGCACGGCAGCAACAACAAAACTTTACGTAAAAGGTGAAGCTATAACGCCAACATCATCCGTAGTTGTAAAATTTTATGACATAACTGGCGATCCGCTTGTTTCTCCACAGATTAGTCCCTCATCAATTATTGCTACTGTAACAGCAGAAGCGAGTGAAGTTGACCAAGGATCATTTAGTGTTTATCTGCCAGTGCAGCATTCAACAAGAAATAGAAAGTTTAAGTTAGTTTGGGATTGGCAGTATGACTCAGTTGCTTACTCTAGTACTACGTACCTTGATGTAGTTACTCCATATGTAGATATTCAAGAGGCAGCACAGGAGATAGGTTTTGGCTCAGACTCTAATGATCCAAACCATAAAACTTATCAAGAGCTAAAATTGGCTGAAAGATATGCTAGAAACATAATAGAAGGATATACTGGCCAAAAGTTTTATTTATATGACTCAAACTTTTCTACTATTGGTGATGATTCAGATACATTATCTTTCCCAATTAAAATAAATAGGCTACACACATTATATGCCAATGACCAGTTGTTAATAGATAATATTAATAACATAAACTCATTGGGAATGGTTATAGAGAATACCGCAAGTGGGTTTGGAATAAGAGTTAATCAGTCATCAATATTAAATAATGATGTGTATATTGCAAACGGAATGGTTCCTCCGTCAATAAATGACTCTTCGCCAAACATATTTAGAAGATCTCAATCTTATAAAGTTTACGCTAGATTTGGGTGGGATAACGTTCCAAACGAAGTGCGTGATGCCTCAGTAGAGCTGATGAAGATGTATTTTGCAAAAGACAGAGTCTGGAGAG